CGATCTTGGTTGACGGATCTTTTGACCACTCGGAAATATGCCGAGCTAGCTCCAGATAGCGTTTGTCCCACTTTTCTGACATTATGTAAGCAGATTGAAGTGACGCTCGTAGATGTGCAGCGAGCCGACATTCCAGATGATGTCACCTGCGTAGTAATTTTGCTGTGCTAGCATATTCAGTGAACGTACCAAACGATTCAGAACCTCACTTTGCCATGCACGGTCATTCTTGTAGCCAAAGACTACATCGTTCGAGCGCATCTGAACTACAGCGTGTACTTTGTTGTCTCGGATCAGATACTGAACTGCATTGGTACACATAAAGTCGGACATACCATCGCGACAGTAGTCCTGATGCATCGTGGGACGAGTATAGATCATCACAGCACGGCGGCTGTTCGGATTTGCAATCAGCTCGAGCAGCACAGACCAGAATTGCTTGTGATTCTGCTCAGAATAAATCGCCCAGCCGTAGTTCGAGTTGATCTCGCCATTCTTGGAGGCGACTTGCTGCCAGATCTTTGGTGTGCCACCTGGAATGTCAGCGACCTTGAGGCTTTGCGAGTCATACCATTCAAGCTCACGAGCGACATATTCCCAGTTGACATCGCCGAAGATCGATGTTTCGTCGGCAATGAAGTTTGCGCCAATCATTTCAAGCGTCTTTACGCCGCTCTTGTCAGTGACAAACCGCGAGGCGGCAAGTTCGTCGCGGAAATACTGACGAATGTCTTTAACTCTGAGCATCGGTCTTTTTGATTTTGCGGTTGAGATGGTCACGGTCAGGCGACTGGCCATCGACGCCGCCGCGTAGATACGCCACAAAGAATGAAGCGTAGTTGATCAGATCTTTACCGGAGTCTTCGAGCGACTCGAAGTTCGGAGTATAACTGGGGTCTGATTCCATAGCTTCGAGTACTGACCGCATTCGAAGAGTCTTGGTGTGGATGATGTCGAGGATCGATGCGACGCCGCGCGGATAGTAATCGGCCTGACGGATCGTGCTGTTGGGATTCTGATAATCATTGGATTTCTTGAGCTGAAGAGCTGCACACTCTTCGAGAACTTTGATGGATGGCTTAGACATAGGAGTAATGCTATACTATATAGACAGCTTGTAAATCTTAAAATGCGGATGGACGTAAAAATTCTGAACCAGAAAGTCTGCGGAATTCATTCGCGAGTTTAAGATCCTGAATCTCTTTTACTACCTCAAGATTGTCCCACTCGTAGATGATTACTTTTTCGATATGCCTTTGGCCATTGACGAAAAAGTGGCGCTTACTTCTATCGAACTTATTTCTATCAATCACTTTGTAAACTATGATCTTGTCCCAACTGGCTTTGCCGCGTGGATGTGTGGGATTTGATTGATAAACCACAAAGTATAGCAGATTGACTCGCATACACTTGCTGAAGTTATTTCTTCCGTTGTCAGTAATGGACAATCCGCCAGAGTTATACCATGGGTCTTGACACTTGATCTCAACATCAAGGTTTGACCTAGTGAAATGCCCGTCACAGTTAGAATCGAAAGGATCGGTGTTTCTGACAAAGTCATCAAATAATTCTGCAACTGTGCGCTCTGCAAGATCACCGAGTGCAGATTGTGCGTTATGTCTCAGATTAGTTAGCATAGTGCGGTGAGTTCAGATTGTGCGCCTGCGCCATAGAGTTAGCACGGAACTTGAGCCAGAGCTTCTGGTCGTTGATCGTGTGAATAAGCTTGGTCTTGGTGCGGTCGAGCCGCAGAATCGTACGAGTATAAGTCTTGTCACGGCCGCGGGCATACGCTACGCCTTTGACGTACTCAACTGGAGCGCTAGCCGGATCGATGCACTCGTAGAACTCGATGACTCCAGGCTTGTTGTAGTTGACGAAGATGACGGTATTAGTCTTCAGCTGAGTCATGAGGTTCTCCTTGCCGGTGACCTCGATTGAGAACGAGCCGTCCTCGCCAAACTGGGGCTGGACGCGAATGACGCACTGACGACCATCCGGAGCGCGCAGATAATGCGGCGACCAAGTCTTGTGGAAGCCGAGCTGAGTTAGAGCAACCTGGGCACCCAGGCGGTTTAGAACGTGTGATTTCATCGTGGCAATATCCTACACAGTGGCAGCCACTTGTAAACTGCTAAAAATTTCGTAACCCGTTGGCTATCAATGAGTCACTGAAGAGTAAGCATATTCAATCGCACGATCCGCCTCAGTTTCAAGCGGTCTTTTCTGATAAATGCGCGAGGTGTGGGCATCAAGCTCGCGCAAAAGCATAGCAATCTGCTTTGCAGTAATTGGATACTTTTTCTTGATAGCATTGCAGGCGATGCTGGACATAATCCGATAGATCATTCGGTAACGCCCGCTGCCATCTACTCCAGACATACGCTTGTATTCATCGATCAGCTTTCGGTTGACGAACGGGCAGTCTGCATAACCAGTCCATCGAATGTCACGGTTGGTCATCTGAGACTTGCGACGCTCGAAGATTTCCTTACGCATTTCCTCAGGCAATGATTCCAAAATGCTGTTGGCACTCTTCTGAACGTAAGGATGTAGTGCTACCATACCGTGCGGGTCAATGAACGCGCCTTTGTTAGTGAAGATGAAGTTGTGAGCATTTGGATACTGCGCCGGAACGTAGTACATACGACTCAGATCTTTAGTCTGAGCATCGCCCATATTGTTGAAGTGCTTGTTCAGAGCAAACCAAAAATGGCGAATGTCTTTGTTCTTGACTGCGGTGGTCAGCGGAAATACCAGACGAAACTTTGGCTTTTCAACGGTCGATGAGGCAGTGGAATAACAGACGTAGTAATACTGCTTGTACTGCTTGAGTGCTTCTTCGATAGACACCTCGCAGTTATCGATGTCCAGAGCAGCCCAACCTGCCCACTCGGTCACGTTATCGTTAGCGCGAGTGGTATCAGGCTTGTAGATAGCTGGAGATATGAGAGGCGAAACGTCCTCGGTGGGGCGCTCGCCTTTCTTTGCTTTCTTACCGGGTAGCTCCGAGAGCTGATAAAGCAGCCGCTCGAAGCTTTTCCAGTCAGAAAAGTTCATTCTTCTGTCGGTCTTGTTGTGAAAGATCGACTTGAAGATTGTCAGACTATACGTCATTGAAACTTGCTCAGCAGACCAATGTTGTCTTTGTGTGAAGGAGCAGTCCACCCCGCAGGCTTGATCAGATCAGGCAAGCCAAGCGGATTGGGCCGCGTTGCCTTGATGCCAACTTCCTTAGCCATGTTAGCAGCATGAACACGATTCCATGCGAGATAAGGATCTATGTCAAGCGCATTCAGTGTGCCGATAGCAACCACGCACAAATCAATCAGTGCATCGGTCACATCTTCCATTTCATGGGTATTCTTCATTTCATCAAGTTCTTCTTGGAGAAATCGAATACGAAACTCCAAGAAGGCCTTGAGCTTATCAGCATCCATTTGACGCACTGCTGGATTGACGCCAAACTTAGTGTGCATTTCGGCAATGTCCTGACACCAGTCTGTTGGTTTATTTTCCATTTGAGTCATCATAATATATGGATGCTGATTCGATGCAATCAGGAAGTAGGAGTAGCAGCGACTGCCTGTGCAATCTGTTGCTGAACCTCAGGAGTAACCTGATCGACATTCGTGGCATTAGCTACGACGTCTGCGACAGCGGCAGTAACCTTAGCCTGTTCTTCTGCGGTTGCAGGAGGATTTACCTGTGCAACAGCGGCAGTGATTGCTGCAGTAACCTGAGCAGGATCTGTGACGACAGCAGGATCAGCATTTACCACTGCAGCCACCGCGGCAGAGACTGCTTCAACCACTGCAGGATGGGTTTCTGGTTCGGCTGAAACGACGGCCTCGACGACATTGCTGACGACTGTTTCGGCTGCGGGAGTTCCTGAACTGGGACTGACAGCAACCACATCGTTCACGACTGCTGGAACATCAGGGGAAGGAACAGCTGGTGCCTGCACGATGTCTGCAACAACGGTTTCAACTGGGCAAGTAGCCACAGCATCAGCGACTTGGTTGACGACCTCAGGCGCAGGAGCGGTACCAGTAGCAGCCTTAATAACATCAGCGACTGCATCAGATGCGGCCTGAGCAACAGCAGGATCCTTGATTGCAGGAGTAGCAGCAACTGCATCAGTGATAGCAGCTGTGACTGCCTCAGGATCTGTGACTGTGTCCGGATCAGAATTAGCAACAGCGGCAACAGCAGCAGTGACTGCGGCAGCAACAGCAGGATGCGTTTCGGCATCTGACGCAGCAACAGTCTGCACGACATTTGCTACAACTGCGGCAGCTTCTGGAACATCAGCACTTGGGCTGTTTGATACCACGCTGTCTACAACAGCAGGAATAACAGCAGCTGGAACCGGATCAGAAGAAACGATACCTGCTACAGTATCTTCGACCTTAGCGATAGCTTCATCGTCCTGAGTATCTTCAGAGAAATCGAACTCAGCCTGATCGCTGCCGTTAGGATCGAACGTGGCGGTATCATTGTCGCTGTCTCCTTGAGCAACTGCTGATTCATCTGTTTCGTCTTCGACGACCTCGATATGACCATCGAAAACATATCCGCAACCGCGGAGAAAGTCTTCGAAAGCAGCGCACAGCTGATAAAGATCAGCATCATCTGCTTCTACTGTGTGCGTGATTGTTTTTGGCGGAACGTAAGAATAACTTCCGGAATAACCTTCATCTTCTTTGGTGAATGTATAGGACATAGTGTGTTTATTATTGCGAGTTACGGTTGAATTGCAATCTTTTAAGAAAAAAAATCTTCCAGGCTTGCAACTTTTTCAGCACGCCACTTAATCGCGGACAAAATAGATTCGAGAGGATCAAGGAACGTTTTCTGAAATTGAGTATCATAGTCAATTTGCTGAGCAATTTCTTTCAGTTCTTTTGGCAAAGCCTCAGGAAAAGAAAGGACGTGTTCATGGACTGAGTTCAGATAGACAAATTTGATCTTGTCACCGTTATTTATGAACTGATACTTTCTAGTCAGTTTGTGTTCTAGCAATAACCGGTTGTAGAAAAGAGCACCGCGCACATGAATCGGAGTACCCATGGCAGGCCACCAGCGGCGTCCATTTTCCAAAGCCTTTTCGTCAATCCATTTGTCTAGATCAGACACACCTCGCGGAAAAGCAATTTCATCAGGAGCAGAGTTGCGGAACCGTAACCTGAACTTTGCAATCGCGTCCTGAACATCCTGCTCAGTGCCAGACATAATGAGCTTGAACATCTGATACATTTCATCACGGCATATTTCTGGCGTGGATGATTTGACTGCCTCGATGCCCATCATCTTGATCTTCGGCTCGGCATACTGCACACCTTCATTATTCAGCACGTTCAGAATGTAGCGCTTTTTAGCAGTCCAAATACCGCGATCAGCAATTGCCTCGCGCTTCATTACCATACGATTCTTTGGACAGAATGTCTTAGCTGCCAGATCATCCATGGCCTTTTCAAGGATAGGCTCAACAGCCTTCTTACAGAATTCATCCAAGAACTTGCAGGGATTCTTGGGCTGAAACATCTGCACGATTTTGTCCATAGCAACGTATAGCGAATCGGTATCGATAGCAATAACGTAGTCAACACTATCAGTTTTAAGTGTCTTGTTCAGAAAAGCATTGACTGCCTTTTCAGCAGAACGAATAGCGGTTTGACCGGTTAGCGTGATACCTTGAGCAATACGAATGTCGAAGTAACGGAAGTATGCATTACCGCAGGCGCCGTACAAACTGTTCAGCAAGATCTTGACGGCGATCTGATGATTTTCAAGGCGCGAAACTTCGCGTTCGCACGCAGCGCGAGCAGTCTTGTCAGTCTTCGGAATAGTTTCAAGGCGTTTCTTTTCAGCAATCATTGAGGCCTTGAGTGCCACGCGCTGATTGTAAATACCTTCAACCATTCGCGGAATCACGCCTTGAACATCAGCACGGAAATGCACGCCGTTAGCAGCCATGATTGTCTGATGTACTGGCGTGAATGGCTTATCAGCAAGCAGCATTTCCACATCGATCCCAGGAGTAATGTCATTCTCGGTACCGATGATCGTTTCCGGAGACATATTGTACTGCACGAACAGATTTGGGTACATCGAGTTTACGTCAAAAGAACATACCCAGTCGTGCTTGCCGATCATCACATCCTTCACATAACCGCCAGGGTATTCAGTCTTTTCTTTGACAGCAGTTGCTGGAATCGTGACCTTGCGCTTGCACAGATCGCGGTAAATGATCGAGTCCCAGATCGCAGTGGTACCCAGTGTATCGACATAGTTGACACCGCCAATATACGCAATCGTCAGCGCAAGAGTAATCAGACCGAGTTTGTCCTCAAAGCGTTCGATCAGTTCGACGTCCTTCAAGTTATAGTTGAAGAACAACTGCGGATCACGGTCATACAGTTCTTGCAGCGTGCCGTTATACTGAATCTTATCATCACCCAGCACAACCTTAGCAATATGCGAAAGCCTGTAGGATTCTTGGTTGCCGTAAGTATGTGTGGTAAACTTTTGAAATAGATCAAGATAATCAAGCTGCGCAATACCGATAAGATCGATGAAGGTAGATTGACGACCTTTGTAGTTGAAAGATTCAGATTTGCAGATACCCCAAGGCGAAAGATTGTTTGCGACATCCGCGCCGAACAGACGAACAAACCGATTGTAAATGTACGGCACATCGAACAAGCGGCTGTTCCAGCCGGTGATGATGTCTGGAGTATTAGCAGGAGTAGACCACCAGTTCAGAAAGTCACGCAGCATCGATTCCTCGTCGATGAACTGATGAACCTCGACGCGGCCGCTAATTACTTTGTTAGCTGGATCAAATGGCTTGACGCACCACAAATGAAAGCAATCCTCGGCGCTGTTTTTCAAACCGATTGCGAGGATCTGCTGTGTGGGATTATTGATGTCCGGAAAGCCATCATCCGAACGAGTTTCGATGTCGATACTGCACACCTGCAGCAAATCGCGCTGAAAATGAATTTCATCCGGAAACATTTCCTGAATAAACTGAGCAGTCCAGCGTGCATTACCCCAGCAAGGCTGCATCAGATTTTCTTGAGAACGGATGAACTCGTTTGCAGCATACGGGCTGTCAAACTTTATCGGTTCAACCTTTTCATTCTGCATCGTCACCCAACCGCTAGACAAATTAGTAGAAGCAGCACGGCGAAACAGAGTTGGTTTGAAGGAGATCTTTTGTTTAACTCTGACTCCATCTTTGTAGCCGCGGTAAAGGATATGTTTACCGTGACGAATAACAGAGGTGTAGAATGTCATGCTCAAATACTGTAAACGGAATACTGCTTTGTGTAAATGCAAAAATGGCGGCGACCCATCGAAAGGCCGCCGCCAGAGCTAATAATTATCTAGTTAGTCAGTCCTTCAGAAAACTCTTCTTAGTCTTAGTAGAGTTCTGATTGATTTCGATCTTCTTTGGGCGTTCGTCTTCAGGAACTACGCGCTCCAAGTTAATCGACAGAATGCCGTCAACCAGAGTTGCGCCATTAACCTGAACGTGTTCGCCCAGTGTGAAGGTACGAACGAACTCGCGAGATGAGATACCTTTATGGTAGTACTCACGAGCATCTTCCTTCTTGCCAGTTACAGTCAGAATGGAATCCTTGAGCTGGATATCCAGATCTTCTGACTTGAAACCAGCGATTGCCAGTTCAATGATGAAGTTGTCTTCATCGACCTTCACCACATTGTGTGGCGGGTAGTTATTGTTCTGAGCGCCTAGCTGTGCTCGTGTGAGCTCATCGAACAGTTTATCGAATCCCACGAAATTAGCACGCGGGAAGTTGAACGAGGCGGTGGTGTACTGTGTCATCTTATTGTCCTCCAGTTAAGCGAGGTTATGTCTTACGCCGATGACCCCAATCGGGCATCATCGGTTGCTAGCGGAATTGCTAGCAAAACTATTTATCAGCTACTTGGTGTTGCCAATAGAATATTTTGGCAACAGTTCCCAGTTAGCTTTTTCGCGGTGCGGGATGATCTTGATCTGGCGCAAGGGCGCTTTATCCTTTGCCTGCTCAGGATTCACGATTGAAGCCAGACCCCAGTCAGACAGCAGAGTACTAATAGTATTTCTGCGTTGCAGATCATTGACTGTAAGGTTGGATGGCTTGCCATCCAGTAGAAATAGTTCCTTGAAGTGAACAATGAAGTATCTTCCTTGCTTGTGCAGAATGTGGCAGGACTGATAGAGCTTGTTAGTCTCTTTGCGCGATGCCACACCGATGCGAGTAAGCGTCTCACGGACTTTCAGAAAATCATCAGGTTGGTTCAGCGTGACCTCAAGCATCATCGCGGGAGTCCACTCCACTGGAGTGTCTTCAGCGATTGGTTGCTTTTGGATTAGCTGATTTGAGTCCACCTTTGTTTAGTTTCTGTCTGAGTTCGTTGAGTTGTTCTGCACTCAAGATCGACAAAGCAGACTTAGCCTTTTCATTACTGTAGCCATAGTATTCTTTGACAATCAAGAGGTCTTCGTGCTCCTGGTGTTTAAGCCATTTGCTGAAGCGTTTCTTCTTACGAACTGTATTTATCAGAAACGAATACTGGAGGCGCTTGTCTGCATGGTGCAGACGATTCATCTCATTAGCAAGCAGCACAGTATCGGCAAAGTATGACAAGCCGCGATTGATCAGAAAAGGATTGTAGGCCTTCTCTGAGGCATCATCAACCATCAGATTGACCTTGGTATCATTGATACTATTGAGATAATCGAAAGGACTCATTTAGCAGCACTTTTTTTTCTTTCGCGCAATACGCGCACGCTTATTTTCGGCAATTAAATGCCGCAAAACAATTTCTCTGGCTTCTGGGCTAGGATCCATACTTGTCATATATCCTTTGGATCGAAGTTCCTTCATCATAACTTCGACCCACGGCATAGGAGCTTTATCCATGTGTGATTGCTTTTGTTTTCTCATATATTTTACCAGTGACGTATTACTCCAGCGATGATGAACAGATTAGTGACAATGTAGCTGACAATAATGCAAGTACGAATGATTGCAATACTGTCCGCTTCATTGTTATCAGTTGATGCTTTTTCTCCTAGCGCTTTAGCCCAGAGTCTCCACATAAGTTATTTCCATTCAGCAGACGCCATCAGTTCGGTCATACAGGCAACAAGGTTGAGCTCATGGTCAGCCACAAATGCATCCTTATACTGATACTCAGCAAGAATCAGCACGATCTGCGGTACCGATTGCGGCTTGGCATAATCGGTCATGCTGTCATAGACCTTGCGGAAGATAGCAGTCGGTTCAAGATCTAGGTTGTTGACAACCCAGCCGCGCATTGCCTTGAAGTCTTTTTCCTTCAGCGCTTTCATCAGAACGTCCACATTCAGATCGGTAAGCGAGGCCAACAGACCGGAGTCGATTGAACCACTGACAGAGTAACGCTGACACTCATTGATGACTCGGCGCCAGTCAGGAGCAAACTTCACGATCAGTTCGGCAAGAACCTTGGTGTCGTATGCAACCTTCTCGCCTTTCAGGATCTGAACCAGACGCTTATGAAATTGGCCGCACAGATCAGCAAGCTGATTCTTGCTGGTATTGAATTCGATGACCGCACAGCGAGAATGCAGCGGTTCAATGATTCGATTCTTGAAGTTACAGGTCAGAATAAATCTGCAGTTATTCGAGAATTCCTCGATGAAGCCGCGCAACGCCGGTTGCGTGGACTGAGGATTGAGGTAGTCGGCTTCATCGAGGATCACCACCTTCGGTCCGCCGGAAAGCGAGACTGTGGAGGCGAATTGCTTGATCTTGTTTCTGAGAACATCAATACCAGATTCTTCAGATCCGTTGATCAGAATGTAGTCGAGATTCAGTTCATTGCAGAGTGCTCGAGCGACTGTTGTCTTGCCCAGACCGGCAGTTCCAGTTAGAAGCATATTATGCATCTCGCCAGAATCCACGATCTTCTGAAACGTCTTCTTCAACGTCTCAGGAAGAATGCAGTCCTTGATAGTCTGCGGGCGATACTTCTCGACCCAGAGGAATTCAGTATTACTCATACAAGCTAACGTTATCAGGAGATACGTGACTTGTAAACCTCAGAAATAGCTTTATAGACTTCACGGACCTCAGCGGTCTCGTTCTCGAACTCCATGACAGTCTGCTTGTGGTAAAGGTTCGCGGCCTTCTTAGCAGTACGCTTGTTCAGCTTGTATTTGTCCTCGAGGGACTTCAGGATCTCCTTGATCTGATCCTTGCTGGTCTTGATCGATGCCAGTTCTTCTGAGATCTGGTCGAATGCCTGACGGATTGCTTTGCGGTCTTCAATGTCTGTAGGGATGTTGCTCATAATAAAAAGTGGCGCGTTCTTTAACGACTACGCGCCAAAAAGTCCGATCGGATGCTACTTATCAGTTAGCTGCAGCGGCATCACCGGGGAGCTGATCACCGGCGACGGTCTCACCATCCTGCTTTGGCTGCTCCTTGGGAGCATTGGCTTTCAGGAACTCAGCGAAACGAGTACGCAGAGCGCCGATAGCGGCCAGTTCAGGACCCTCATACGCGCCACGGCGCGAGCAGACATCGATCATCTGAACGACGGCTGCGAGGTCATTGAGGTTGAGCTGTGGAGCAGGAGCCTGCTCAGTAGCGGTATTTGTTTGTGTGTTTTCCATGTTCTGTTGTACCTAGGTTGCCCTCAACTTCAGGAACCGAACGTTGAGGATTTTTCAAGAGCAATCCAATACTCTACGGGAACATTGGCGTTCTTGAAGTTACTGATCAGTTTTGAGCTGAATGCTACGCTGTAGTCACCAGCAATCATTTTCAGATTACCGATGGCCATGACGAACGAGAAGACCTCTTTTGAAGCATTCTCCTCATCCACCACCAGTGTGTATTTATTAGCGGTCTGATTGTTTGGATCAACAACCTGACAACTAATCGCGCCATTTTTGCCAGTAAATACGACAGTTGAGTGTCCCAGCACGCCAGCAGCCTTCTTGATGCGAGCAAAAGCATCAGCAGACAGCGTGAACTTGACATCCGCCTTGGGCATCGTCACGTTCTTGGTAGGTGTGGTGAGTGATTCCTTGCTGGCATAGAAGTATTCGATTGAATCGGAATCGGTGCCAGAGATCTTAGCAGAAGCAGCGCCCAAGTCAAGCTTGGGTTCCTTCAGTAAAGAAACCGTTGATAGAAACTCGCTGAGGTCGTAGATGCCGAACTCACGAGGAATGCGTTCTTCGATTGTCGCTGAAGCCATGATGTTCTTGGCCTCAGAGATAGTCGAAAGCGTAGTACCTTCTTTGAAGAGCATATTCGGATTGATTGTCGCGAAGTTGCTCAGGATATCGATAGTTGTTTCAGACAGTTTCATTGTTATTCGTAGACAATATGTCAGGACTATTCTTATTTGCAATCTCAAAAAGGAAAAGAAGATTGGTTGCTGCGTGAGCGATATGGTGCAATCCAGATTCCGGATCAATCATTTCACCGCGGTGCCATGCCCAAAGGTGGCGCTGCGCAGCATCAAAGTATCTCCTTTCACCATCAGAAACAAAGCGCCAGTTACCGCGCTCGTATTTCTGTGCGCCCATAGTGAGAACTTTTACTACCTCTTCGAGAGCATGAGAAGGCAATAGTCCGTATTCAGCTTTACCCGAATCGAACTTTCGTCCCAAAGAACTTTGCGAGGTATCCGACACAGCATTACTTGACAGCAGCGCGCGGGAGCAGGGCAGCTAGAATCGCGTTGTTCTGCGCGACGATAGTACGTGCCAACTCCAGAAGATCTTTGCGCAGAACAACTGGATTCTGCTCCAAGCTCGTGTCAGTATACAACTTGTGAGGAATAGAAGCAGTTGCGCCGTGTACGGTATGCATAGGCGTACTGCTAGTCGCATTTTGCTTTCCGTTCAGCTTGAACTTATTCAAGACGAACGTGCGTACTCCTTCGTTGACAAGTCGACTAGGAGTTGTTCCAATCGCATCGCAATAGTCATAAAGCGCGTCAAAATACTTTGGCGTGCTATAAAGGCTGAAGTTATTGCGGCGCGTACCATCGTGGTGTTCGGTAGAGCTGAGACGCTTCTGATCCAGAACAAGCTTACCAAAACGAATCTGCTCGAGCAACCAGATACCAGCAGCTGAACGACTCTTAAAACCATTCTGCTTACTCCACGCATCAAACGTCGTGACATACTTCAGTGGAAGACTCCACGTTTGGTTAGTTTTGCCTTTTGCAGTTAGAAAATAGTTACGCATATACATCATTGATCTTAGAAAGTAAAAGGCTGGAGAGATTGTCGCCTCTCCAGCCATGGTGCTCAGTTTAGCTTAGCGCAGATTGCGCGCGCTACGAGCGGCATCGTAACGATAGGTGAAGACGGTCTCGCCAGTCTCCGAATCGGTGCGACGGTTGGTCCAGATAACGTGACCCTCGTTACGGAGTTGCGAGACGACTGCCGAAGGATTGGCAATCGAGAGACGCGCGGCGGCGTCGGCAACAGAAACCTGCTTGCCAGAGGCGAGGAGGTTGAACATACGGGTCTTCTGGGACTTATTTGACTTACTCATTGTATTGTGTTTTAGTACTTAAATGATCCATCAATAATGATTTACAGTTTGGATCAGTTACTGTAGATCATACTGACACATTGCCCGTCGCTTGTAAACAAGAAAACGGGCTGTGTGCCAAATTTTTTAGAAAGCAGGCTGACTAGCAGTTTCGGTGGCAGGAGTAGCTGGAGTTACCGAATCAACCTTGGGCTGAACAGACGCATCGATCTTGGTGTAAAGATCTAAGAACGCAGTCTTGGTGTCGGTGTCAAAGCGCGAGATGCACATCTGCACAGCTTTGAGGCGATCTTCGAAGATAGCAAATGTCTGAGCAATATGGCACAGACGGCGGGTGGAGATGACCTCGTCTACACCATCATCCTCGAAGGTCTTGCGAATGACCTCGGACCACGTGCAGAGACGCTCGGCGAACTCTTCATCGATCTTGCCAAACTTTTCCATGTGGCGAACCACGATCTTGCGCTCGGTAGTAAGCGGAGCGTAAGGTTGCTCGATAGTTGCCACGAAGCGCTCAAGAAACGCCTCGTCAATTATTGACGCAGCCACGAACCGGCCATCGTCAGAGCCTTTGCCTTTGGTGTTAGCAGTAGCCAGAACATTGAACCCCGAAGCCGGATGAATGAGCTCACCGGTCTTCTTAATCAGGACTGGCTTGCCTTCCAGAACACCCTGCAAGCACATAATCTTGTTGGTTGCACGGTCGATCTCATCGACAAGCAGAATTGCGCCGCGTTCCATGGCCTTGATGACCGGACCTTTGGCGAATACTGTCTCACCGTTGAGCAGACGGAAACCACCGATGAGATCATCCTCGTCGGTCTCCGGGGAAATTTGGACGCGAATGTACTCGCGGTTAGCGGCAGCACAGGCCTGCTCGACCATCATGGTCTTGCCGTTGCCAGACAAGCCGGCAATGTAGATGGGGTAGAAAGACTTGGACTTGACGACCTGTAGAACATCGTCATAGGAACCCCACTTGACATAGGTCGGATCTTTGGTGGGTACGAAGGTGTCCTCATTCATGGTTGAGCTGACCTGAGCAGCTAGCTTGAGTACGGCAGCAGGCTTGGCAGCAACCGGTGCCTGAGCAGGAGCAGCTACAGCATTACCGAGTACAGAAGAAAGGTCGTACAAACCGCGACTGAGCTTGAGCTCGTCGGTAATGAGGTCGGCGTAGTCGCGGCTCGTGTAACCGAGCTCGAGGGCGATCTCATGGATGTACTTGCGCTTGAACTTGGCCACACCGGGGTAACGGCTCGCCAGTGAGGCAAGGATGGTTTTGGATTGGGCGTTCATTTGATTAAGAAGAAGTCAGATTGACTATGATCTATTCTACACTATTTCTGGCAATTTGTATAGGTTTTTGATTGCCTTTATCTTGCAGCAGATCAACGGGTTACGAAATTGCCTCGGCAAACTTCGTCACAAAAATTCGGCTGCCTTTCTTGTTGGTAGAGAAGTTCTTGAAAGCACGGGCAATACGACTGCGACTCATGTCCGGAGTAACGTCCAGTTCCTCGTCTTCGATCTCGAGGTCTCTGCCGGCGAGAATGAAGTAATTCGAGTAGTTGTACGCACCAGGGATGCACACCACATCGTTCTCGCTGTACTGCTTTTCGAAGATCGTGTTCCATGCATTCAATGCATTCTTGCCGTGCTTGGTATAACCCAGCGCACTGACCGCATGGTTACGCAGACGGTTCTTATTGTCGCACAGATAGAAACCGATGATCTCGGCGCCGGTAGTGATGCGAAGATTCTCGATCAGTGTGGGCGTCATTTGCTGCTCGCCATTCGCAGCATGACCCCAGGTCAGAGCACGGATTTGACGGCCGTTGAGCTTGAACGAAGCGTACTGCCGGCCAAAGCCGATGTCTTTCTCAGACAGCGTCCGGATCGGATTGAGATTGACAGCATTAGAAATACGCAGAGCATGACCGTCACCGTCAGTCAGAAAGATCGCAGTCAGCTTGTCAGGATTGTGCTTGGCGCGGAACTGCTTGAGAATCTCGTGTGCAATGACCAGCGTCTCGTTTAGCGGAGTATTGCCCAGATTTTCGGCGGGAGAACGGAAGTAGTCGTTCTTGGTGCGCAGCCACAGTGCATACAACGCAGAGTTGAAGTCAGCTTTGTTCAGATTAGAGTTGATCAGATCGAACAGAATAGTGTTAGAAACCAGAACCTTGTCCTGAGTGTATTCCTCAGCAGGAGCGTAGTACGGAACCGACTTGGCACGGCCGGTAGCGTCGCCGGTAAAAGCATAGACATTGAACGGAATGCTGACTTGCCGGCAGAACAGCGCGAGGTTAATCACGTGCTTCAGAACGTCGCCGAGCACACGAGTCATTGAGCCAGAATAATCCACGAACATTACCATGCCGTGGTTCTTGGCATCAGCAAGCTTGGAAACGCTCAGAAACAGATCATCGCTGACGCGGTACGATGGAAGCTTTTCCATGTTTAGCGAGCCAGTACGAGAAACGGTAGCACGGGTGTACTGATAAGCAGCTTTGCGCAGCTCGAATTCTTTGGCCATCATGCCGATGACTTTACGCTGCGACTTGATGAATGATTGAAACTCAGCTTGATAGTGCGGATTGTCACGCGCGGCAGTAAAGTTAGGCGCACGGTTACGGCGTTCGACCAGTTCAGCGTAAGGCATGATGTTCTCGATGCACTCCTTAGTCGTCGGAGCTGCGGCAAACGCGGTAGAAAGCGTGCCTTTTGAGCGGTCGATCAGATTCTTTGTAGACTCGTCAAAGCTACGCTGCGTCTGCACGCCATGCGAGGTATCCGAGGGTTTGGAAGGATCGGCGTGCTTACGCGGATCGATCTGACCGTTAGTGTCATTACCAGTGGGCTGCGACAGATCTTCAGATTTCTGATTCTTAGACGGCTTGCTGTCCTCGTCATTCTTGGAAGCATCAGCTTCGCCAGCAGCATCAGAGTCAGAGTTGCTCAGCGAGTCATTGGACTCGTCGGAACTATCATCCGACTTGTCGCCAGAATTCTGCGAGGTCTTATCGGACTCGCCAGATTCATCAGAGTCATTCTGCTCAGAGTCATTGCTTTGCTGCGCAGACGGATCGCTCTGCTCGTCACCAGACTGAGACTGCGACTGCTTAGCAGTATTCTGCGACTGCTGCGGCTGAGCAGATTCATTGACGAACTTCTGCAGCTCGAGAGCAGCATTTACCACATCATCCCAGGTCTGAGCAGACTCGATCAGATTGAAGATACGCATCTCGGCGACAGAGAAGTCAATGTCGATCAGATCGCGCATCTTGAACTTGAGGTTCAGACGATCCGGCAGATTGAGCTCGTTAGCAGAACGACCGCGCAGACCGAAGAAATCGGTGGCGTGCATGGATGCATAGCCACGCTTGAAGCACGAGATCAGACCTGGATACTGCGCCTGAATCATCTTCTCGATTCGGACATCCTCGACCACATTTATGTAGTCTTTACGCGCGCCACGAGTATTGTTCTCGAGGCCGTCGAGCGGTGTGAAGAGCGCATGGCCAACTTCGTGGCCGCAAAGCAGATCGTAGACGTCTTTGCTGACATCTTTCCAGATCGGCAGACCGAGGACGCGAGACTTAACATCAAAGAACGCGGTGGAATAGTTGCCGTGCTGTACCGTAATGTTCTCCTTAGCAAGAAGGCGGGACAGCGTGCTTTGAGAGGCAAGATTCATTATGCAGCAATCCTACCAAGTACTGGACAAAAGTAAAGCTTTTTGTGGCTTTACAGCACATCCTATTAGGAATCAACGACTTATGTATTTTTCTGCCTAATGACAGAGAAGTTCTTTTCCTTCGTAAACTCCAGTTTATTCGGAAACTTTCCGTCAAGCGCGTCGGTCTTATGAGAGATGATGAAGACAGAAGTTCCCTCGTCAAGCGTGCGTAGGATCTTCAGCAAGTTCTCCACACCTTCTGCATCCATTGACGAATCGAACGTCTCGTCAAGAATCAGCAAGTTTGTGCTGACAGAGTTCTTCATACGCGCAATCTGCCGCCACGTGAACAGCAGAGCAAGGTCGATGCGTTGCTTCTCACCTTCAGAGAAGGAAGCGTAGGTGAACTCATCGCGGTGACGCGAGCGAATGACTTCCTCAAACGCCTCATCGAGATGAAAGGACACAAAGAAATCGAGCGTCTGTAGATACTGATTGATCAGTTTATTCATCACCGGCAGATACTGCTTGATGATCTTGGCCTTGATTCCGCTATCCTTGAGCATCTCGGAGATCGCGTTATTGTACGATCCTTCCTCATAGCATTGACTCTTGATCTTAGAGTTAGCTTCCTGTGAGGCTAACAAACCAGTCAGCTTAGTTTCAGCATCAGAGAGATCAGTATCGACAGCAACTGCAGCATCTGATTCTAATTCTGTGACTAGACGCTGTAGGCGTCGAATACCAGAGTTGCGTTCGTTGATCGCGTTGATCAGTGTGACAAACTTAGCAAGTTCTGCGTTCGCCTCATCAAGATCACCTGCCAGACTTTGCAGTTCTGCGCTAAGCTTTTCCTGCCCCTCGGATAGTTCTTGAGCCTTTGTCTTGCACGCATCGATCTTTGTAGAACGAAAGACCTGATTCAAAGGCTGAACACAGGTCGGGCATTGTTCGTTGTTTTCGTAGAATCTAACTTCCTTTACGATCTTGTCTATGTTAGTCTGAATCTGGTTCTGATACATCACCAAAGACTGGTGCTTGTCGTGCAGCTTGTTTGCGCGTTTTTTCGCGCCCTCATGGCCAGACTGAATTTCTGCATTGTCCTTTTCGTTTTCACCCACAAGCAGTTCAACCTCAGCCATGTACTGCGCTATCTTTTCTTTGTTCTTGCGCGCTGAATCGGCATTGCGCTTCTTGAGATCAGCGATGTACTTCTTCTGCATCTCAATCGAGTTGGTATACAGATTAGAATTAGCAGTGACATCCGCAAGCTGCTCGCGAAGCTTGACCACGCGCTCCTTCAGGATCACGTTCATCTTGGTGAAGATGTTGATGTCCAGCAGATCTTCAATCACCTCGCGCCGATGCGTGTTCGGCAGCTGCATAAACGGGATGAACGAGGACGATCCCAGTACCACAATCTGGTGAAATGACTTGTGGTTGAGCTTCAGAATATTCTGTTCAAGAACCTTCTGATAATCCAGCGCGTGTGCTTCCTGATTGACCAGGGTGCCATTCTGCCAGATCTCAAAGATCGTGGGCTTGATTCCGCGCACGATCTTGAAGTCAGTCTTTCCTACCTTGAACTCGACAGACACCTCGCAGTTCTTGCCGTTGATAGAGTTGACGAGCTGTGGCTTGTTGATGTCACGGTGTGGCTTACCGAACAGCGCAAATGACAGCGCATCAAGCAACGTGCTTTTTCCAGATCCGTTGGGTCCCACGATCAGCGTGGATGCACGAGTGTTCAGGTCGATTTCAGTAAATGCGTCTCCCGTGGAAAGAAAATTCTTCCAGCGGATCTTAGAAAAGGTAATTGCCATATCAGACTAACTCAAGGTTTTGCGCCTCGGTATATAGTTCTCGAAGCTTTGACTTAATCATATCCTTATTCAAATCTGTGTCAACAGCATCCACATAAGATTCCATCAGAGTCGAGGTATCAGTGATTGCATCGATCATATCGGCAGTCACTGACTCTCCACTGAACTCATCGTAGTTCTCTGCGATCTTAAGCTCAACTGGATTGCGCTTCTGAATCTTGTCGATGAATCGGTCAAACTTGAAGAAGTCTTTTTTGTGCGTGACCACTACCTTGACGAACTTGCCAGTGACAAACGAGGTATCGATGTTGTCTGGTTCATCCGAGATATCATTGTAGATTACTTTCTCAAACAGAACGTGCGGATTGATTACCTTGGTGAGCTCGCGAGTATCGGTGTCAAAGACATGGAAATACTTCGCATCGTTCACATCAGCCCAGGTCATCTCGAACTGCGTGCCCAGATAGTGAATATTGCCTTTCTGCGACTTAGTGTGGTAGTGACCAGACCATACCTGCTCAAATCGAGCGAACAGCGACGGATCCATTCCGCCATGAGAAGGAACTCCTGGCATCATATCGAAACCATCGAGCTCAAGATGCCCGCCCAGAATAGACGCACCACAGGTTTCCACGAAGCGCATCGATTCAGCTTGGTTCTCAGGATTCATCCAGGGAAGCAGCGCGATCTTGCAGCCCGCGTAGTCCATCACGCGCGGTTCCATCACAATGTTCACGTTCTCCACGAAGAATCCTAGCAGCTCCTTCAGTGAGCAAAGCTCATTTGTGTTCTTGTAGGCCACATCATGGTTACCGGGGATGATGTCCATGCTCATTCCCAGATCGCGCATTGGCTCTAGGAATGTCTTGCGGTTATGATTCAGCGCCTTGAAGTTGACATACTTGCGATGATCGTAGTAGTCACCCAGGTGAATGATCTGCCTGATTCCGTTTTCTTTGCAGTACGGAAAGAAAACATCACTGTAGAACTTAGCAAAGTAATCTAGGAACACATCGGAGGCATTGCGCACTCCGCAGTGACTATCATTCAAAATGGCTATTTTCATCTGTGCCGAAGAAAAATTCCAGGCTTTCCTTTTCTTTCTTCTTGAAGTCTTTGATCTTCTTGTCTTTTACCTTCACGCGGTCAATGCGCTTCTTGAGCACATCGATGAAACCACTCTCGTAACCAGCAAGCTGACCGAATCCCTCGAGCTCATCTGGATTAGAAAGAAAGTCCTCGATCCCAGCATGCTCGATGTAGCGCATCTTGATGTCTTGTTGCTTCTTTTCTTTGACGATACGCCGCAGGAAAGCAAAGTAGCAGATCTGCGTGAAGTACGCAAATGCATTCGGAGATCCGGTTCGTGTAGCAGCCGTGCCGTTGTAGTTCGGGCAAGCCTTCACGCAATTTTCTACTGCATCCATCACCATCTCTTCGCGATAGGTGTAGCGAATGAAATTTGGCTTGTGCGAAAGGCCTTCTGCGATACGCAGGAAGCAGCGCCCGATGTATTCTGGAATGCGAGGAACAGCCGTGCCGTTCTTCTCGGCGAGCTTTACAGAGGCGACGTAATCTACGACCGCCTGAGAGAATTCCTTGTTGTTGACGTAATGCTCGCCTTCTTTCTTTGTAGAAGAGCGCTTCTTTGCTGGTGCGACTGATGAAGTGGCAGTTGTTTCCATTATGTTGTAGTAATCATGCTATAGTGTTAATCCTCGCTCAAATCCTAACAGGCTCGTGCGATCTGTAAATCAGAATGTTAGTATTAGCTTTGTTACGATTCCTGTTTACAAGAGGTCACTTTACTGGTATTTTATATCTACTGTTCAGCAGAGGAGGGGTAACATATACACTGAGTCAGTTACGTCCTGGAAGATCTTTGTTATCGATCTTGTAATTCAGGCTATTCCAATCAAATTGCTCTGCAGCATTTGCCTTAGGTGAGCCAGCAGCTTCATTGCGTGTTGCAACTAGTGCAGCATAATCTTTCTTGACAGCTAAATCAGGAATTGCTGCAGACATTACGTGCTCTTTTTGGAGCATATGAATGCGCGATGCCACACCCAGAAACCAATCAGAATAATAAGTAGTAGCTCGAATTCCGTCATCGTGCTTTTCTGTGATGACATTGACCACATACGGATCACGCACGATCATAGTCTTGTCTGTATCTGCGATGACCTGGCAGATGATTGTCTCACCTGAAATAAGCTTAAGTACTACACCGAGCTGATTGAAATCGCTCATAGCGGCACTTCAAAGATCTTGTAGTTGAACTTTTCTGATGCGTACAACTTGATGCGTTCGCCGGCATGATCTAGAGTGTAGTTTCTATTCTTCTTCCAGTGCAGATCATCTGCAATGTCGTACACCTTAGTAGCTCGGCCATCATCCGATTTTCTCAAGCCGCGCCCGATAGATTGCAGAATGCGAATCTGTGACTTCGAAGGAGACGCAAAGATGATGTTGTGCAAGTTACGTATATTTATGCCGGTGGAAAACGTGCCCATGGACGCCACGATGATCGCATCCTTTTCTTTTTCGGTGATGGCACGAATGCGCTCGCGCTCATCTGTTTCCACAGATCCAGACACAAAGAATAGCTGCCGCGTGCGTCTGGGAAGCTCATTCAGCTTCTCATCGATTGCAGCGTACAGAGGCTTGCCGTGTTTCTCTACGTAGTTATACAGAATAAGAGTATTTCCGGTCTGTGCGATAGCAAGGTTACGAATGAACTTGTTTCGAGGAGAATGCTGCACAATGAAATCGATCTCACCCTGATAATCCAGTTTCTTGACGTGTTGACAGTATTCATCTGCGTATTTGAGCAATAGGACATCGATTGATAGCTGAGCTAATGCGTCCGAATCCATCAGCTCTTTTGTGGTGATTACTTTCTTGACTGGGCCAAATAATCCTTCAAGTACTAATTTATGTGTTTGCGTTCCGTCAAGTGTGCCCGTGGTACCAATGCGATACTTTGCATCACGCAGCTTCTCCATGATCGAGGACAGCGACTTAGCTTTGAAATTATGCGCCTCATCGCCAATGACCATTCCGTACAGCTCAAACCACTCTGGCCGCATCTTGTAGATCGACTGCCATGTCGTGATGACCACACGCGAACGAATGTCCATCTTTTCTTTGCCAGAATAGATTCGATGACACTCTGCCTCGTTGTTCCAGGTCTCATCTAATGTCGAGTAATCCTTGAAGTCAGTGAACATCTGCTCAACTAGCGATGTGGTCGGGACGATCAGCAATGCTCGCTTGCCGGGGTTTTCTTCCAGAAACCAACGGATCAAAATGTAGATGATCAGTGACTTACCAGATGCAGTCGGGCTGAGCAGCATTGCTCGGTAATGCACCAGCGCGTGATGAATAGCCTGCAACTGATAGTCGCGCGGCGTGATAGCTTTTCCGTGAGCATACAGCTTCAGCGTTTCTGCAAACTGCTGTACCTGCTCAAGCTCGATATATCCCTGAGCATCCGGTCGCCCGTAGTACGGATCATCCTCGTACTCCAGAGTACAATTGCGAGTCTCTGCAAACTCGTGTAGATACTGCACCAAGCCTCCATACACTGTTCGATCTCTTAAGTTAGCTAATCTAATTTTGCCGTCCCAAACTTTGCTTTTGAACGCTGGCATAAACCGGTAGCCAGGGGCAAAGAAAGTAAAGAATTCTGATATTTCTGCAGCAGTAGATTGTTCACACTCAAATGTCACAAACACTTCATTCTTCTTTTTGATCTTGATGATTTCTTTACTCATGCTTGCTTGCAGTTATCGCCATGCCATCTTGAATAAACGTTTATTGCTATTAGTTGCAAACAATGCGGGCATTGCTTTTTTTCTCGTTTGCTGCCAAGATTTTTTTCTCTTAGGATTTTTAAGATTTTTTGTCTTTTTTCTTGCGAGAGTGAGTAATTTTAGACGCCACTGGTAAATTTTTTCCATTCTAGAATGTTTCTAATGGTAGAATGGCGCCACTTGAGCGTCTCCATGATCTCGATCAGTGCTTCAAGTGTGGTTTTCAGATACAGCACTGTAGCATCGATCTTCTGCAGCTCAGGATCTGCCTTCTCGTAGTAGTCGATGTCTGACTTCATAATCTTCAGGCCATTGAACGGATCGTACGGCCAGCCTCGCTTGTCCATGTCTTCCTTGGGCATCTTACCCATATACCAGAGCCACTTGTCTTTCTTCAGTGTCTCTTGTTCTGCGCAGCGCTTCTTGAGCATCAGCTTAGTAACGGACACGAACTCCAGATACTTAGCGTGCAGCTTAGCAGCATTCTTTGAAGCATCATCGAGATTCATATCATCGATCACGCTGTCTTTCTTCCACATCTCCAGCACTTCTTCAAGATTAATCATAATGTAATAGACTCTAACAGGTTTTACCTATTTAATGAACTCAAAATTTGAGTAAGTAAAAGTAGCATCTCCAGTGACGTATTCGACGTCTGTGTTCTGAGTATGAAAGTCAATTGCGCCCAGAGCAGATGGAAATGCATCCACGAACCGTACCTGACGGATCAGATTATTGCTGCTGTTCAGAATGCTTAGAATGACATCTGCGTAGCGAATCTGCCCATCGTTTGCATTTGATACCATCCAGTTGAATAGCGCGATGTAGTTCTCCATGTTCTCCGTGACCATGTAACTTACAGCTAGCGGAGCATATTCCACCTTCTCGCCGGGAAACGAATTCGGGCGATTGCGAAATGCCTGCGATATCGATCCAGCTGAAACATCTGGCAGCGGTGAGCGTGTGCAGAAGTATTCGACATCTGCGAAGTCTTTGCTATCGATTGTGAGCCGAAATCCATTCGGCGACAGAAAGTTCTTGTTGGTTGTCAGACTCATACGATGATTATTTATGGGTCTAAAAAGAGGGCCTCCTTTTCAAGAGGCCCTCAGAGCGGTTAGATTCTAAGATCTATTAGGCGTTATCGAGGATACCGGCAACTCCGAAGATACGGAAGTAACGGTTAGCGCGATTTGTGCCGGTGTCGTTGGCAGGAGCGCCCACGCCTGCTGCGCCAGTGGCTTCAGCAAATGGGTTAGCAACCATGCCGTAACGTGTCTTGAATCCGATACGTGGCTGGAAGTCGGATTGACCAACTGCGCGGACCATCGTGAGTGGCACGTATGGAGCGTAGAAGATACCAGCGTCGTATGGGTTTGTACCACGATATCCAACTGTGACGTAATCGGTCGTGGCGTATGGATCGATATACACCTTGGTGCGGCCATTGAGAACGCCAGCAAATGTGTTGCCGGTGTCGTCAACTTCGAGCTGTGTGCTCAGAGCAGGAGCATATGCCAGGGAGCCAGAAGCTGCCAGAGCAGTTGCAACGTCCGATGAGCAGAGGATGAAGTTACCCTTGCCACGGCGTGTGTCCTTGGCGATCTGATTGGCTTCGCGTTCGATCTGAACGAGCAGACCCTTGAAACGCTCAACCGACCAACGTCCATCAGCATCTGTGTAGAGGCTGAACTTACCTGGAGTTGTGACGTTTGCAGTCTGGGCGCCGAGCTTAGCCTTAGCATTGATCGTGCGAATAACTTCACGATTGATTTCAGCAAGGATTTCAGCCGACAGGATGTTGGCGAGCTCGGATTCAGCATCGAGACCGTGAACGGCCTTGAGGTCCTGAGCGAGTTCCATCGTGTATTCGGCCTTCAGAGCGCGTGACTTTGCTGTCACGGTTGCCTTCTCGATTGAGAATGCCATCTGAGCGAATGCACTGCCGGTATTGCCAAGAGCTTCAGCAGTAGCGGTTGACATACCTGTGCCAACCACGAAGTCGTCAGCAACTGTGTCAGCGCCAGTATCTGCGCCGGAACCACCGAGTGATCCAGGAAGCGATGAGCTGTTGCCGCCTTGTGTGCCTGTGCCGGAGAAGCCTGAAGAAGCTTCCTGGAACAGTGCTTCGTCGCCACCTTGTGAGGTGTACTTGCTCTTCATAGCGAAGATCAAGCCGGTTGGACCGCTCATTGGCTGCACGCCAGCGATATCATAAGCGATCAGGTTTGGCATCGAGCGGCGAACCAGAGAGATCAGGATTGGATCCCAGTTAGCCAGATTGCCTGTGCCACCTGCTGTAGCATTGGCTGCAGTCTCGGTGAGAGGCTGGAAAGAAGAATTAGCGCGCTCTTCGCGGAGTGCCTTTTCTTGGTTCTCGAGGATGATAGCGGTAACTGCCTTGCGGTAGTTATCCTTGATTGCAGGCAGATCCTTGTGCTCAAGGATTGGAGCCCACTTCTTTTGGAATGTTTCTGAATTGAACATTTTAGTTGTAGTAGTTACTTAGGTTGGTGCGCTATTACTTCTTGGGAAGCGTGCGCGAGATTGCGGAAGAAACAGCTGCCATCAATGGTGAAAGCTCGGCTTGTTCGTCGGCTTCATTGAGGGTGGTTTCCACTGCGGTTTGGGTTGGTTTTGCACTGACAGTCTTACGGAAGTAACCTTCCTTGATGGTCTGCACCTTCTTTGTGAAGGATTCGACATCATCAAATGTGGTGTCTTCCAGAAGCGAATTGAGTTTAACAGCTTCGGTTGAAGCGAGATCCTTAGAAGCTTCTGCGATGACTGCGTCACGCTGAAGTTTAGCGACGGATTCGTTGAGCTTGATGTTTGCCTCGGTAGCCTTCAGAAGTTGCTCGTCAAGCTTGGCAACCTGCGTGTTGAGCGAGTCAACCAGGTTTTCCTTGCCTTCAGGAACTTCAATGTAGGATTCCACGAACACGTTCTTGAGAGAATCAATGAAGTTCTCTGCAATCTCGGTGCGTAGACCAGACTCGATAGCAACCTTGTTTTCCTCCATCCAGGTCTTGACAACGTAGTCAAGATAGCTCTCGACCTTCTCTGCGAGGTCTTTAGTTGCGGTAGCAACTTCCTCGTTGAGACGTGCCTTGTAGCTTTCCTCGATCTTGGTCACTTCGGTGGCAACCTTTGCCTTTACTGCCGACTCAAACAGGCTAGAAGCCTTAGAACGGAAATCCTCGGTGAGTGACTTTTCGGCTTGCAGCAGGACATTCAGGCCTTCCTTCATATCATCTGCATCGTCCTTGTCGTCGTCGTCCTTGTTTTTCTCGTCCTTATCGTCTTCTTCGCCGCCCTTTTCATCTTTAGCATCTGCCTCATCGGCATCTGCTTCGTCTTTCTTCTCTGAATCGTCTTCTTCCTTTTGAAGGCCTTTGTCTGTGCTATTGTCGCCCGTCTGCATTGGAGATGGCTCCTCTGCTTTTGGTGGCAGCTCTGGATTGACCAGAGTGCTGTAGACGTTCGCAACATCCTCAGTCTTCATATTGACGAGCTGTTGATACACTGCGTTGATGAGTCCTGCCTTTGTCTTTGGCTCCTCAGCCTGCGGTGCTGCATTGCCTGCTGCATCGACTGCTGCGACTGCCTTGTCATTTTCGCCAGACACAGGAGTTGTTGGTCCGGGACCGGATCCAGCAAGTGCTCCCGCATCAGCTTCTTTCGAAGCGGAGGCGTCAATGGCTGCCTTTGTCTCAGCATCTGCCTTTACGGCATCTGTAGCGACAGCAGCTGTGGTCTCATCCTTTTTCTTTGATGGTTCCTCGCCAGAAACTGCAACCTCTTCAACGAGTCCATCATTACGCAGCTCCTCAACAGTAATGTCTTCGATCAGATCGAAAGAACGCTTTTTATTGTTCTTTGACATATGCGTGTTAAGTGCGTACTATTCTATAGCGGTTATAGTTTTGAGAGGAAATCATTCCACACCTTCAGCTGAGCCTCTGCGAGGCGCTTCGAAGATGCATTCTTAATTTCAGTCTCGTACTGTTCAATTTGCTGAGCTTTAAGGATGCCATTGTCCCAGACCCATTCCACGCCTTCCATAATTCCATTGACAAAAGCATCAGGCGCTGACGGATCCTGAACGATGTCTACGGTAGCAAGATGAAAGTCATTTTTGACCTCCATGATGCCATCGCGTCCTTGCTCAAGACTTCCCATACCACGAGTAGAAACACCGAGACGAACGCCGCCCTCGAGAAGACCTTGAACGATCTTGCCCATTGGCGTGTTCAGAATCAGTGCCTTTCCAACAACATCATTGCCGTTCCATTTAAGTTCGGTAATGCGGTGTGAAACTTTGTCCAGGTTCACGGTTGGACCGTCCGGGTGATTCAACTCTCCGACCGCGCGGCCGGTGTTCACCTGTTCTGTGATGTACTTGTCAACTGCTGGTTGAAGTACGTTCTTGCGATAAATGCGCTTGTTGCGATTTGGCTTTTCAGACTGAATGAAGACGCCTTCGATGCGGTACTTCTTCTCACCATTCTGAGCTGCCTCAGCGATGTACCTGATGTCTGAATCGTTGTGCTCGGTGATAAGTTTCATCAGTAAGATATTGGTTTCCAATCGTGCTGGTATCCAGCATCATCTGCTGCAATGTGGTGATAACTGCGCATCGTGTTATGTAAAGTAGCATGCTGCATATGAATAGGAGCATGAATATGATCCATGCGCTTTTTCTGCAGCGCTGCCATATGAGCTTTGTGAGCTTTTTCGTGAGCTTTAGCTGCTTCAATGTGCTGCTTAGCAGTAGGAGTTCCGCTCATCAATGAATGAGTCATCGCGTGAGCAGCAGTGCTTAGCTCGTGCGTATTGCTATGCTGTGCTGAAGCTTCTTCAAGATTGCGGGCTGTATCAAAAAAGTTCATTATCTGCTCTCCATGTGTTTTTGATGCAGACCGCTCAGAGCGTCATGGTGCTTTGACATCTGCTCGTGATACTTGCGAGTAAAGTCATGCTGTGTCTCACTTGCTGCCTTTTCGTGAAAGTGCGATGCGCGGGCATGAGCATGATGAGCATCCATGTGCGTGCGGTAATCGCGGCCAGAACGTGATGCGCTGTGAGCGATCTGCGACAGCTGATCAGCTTCCTGACCATACGTCATCTCGTTTAGCGCGCGGACTGTATCGAAGAAGTTGCTCATATTAGCAGTTCCACTTTTTGAGCGCAAGCGCCTTGCGAGTTGGCTTGCCGTGTTCGGCCTTCATTGGACCTTTGACGCCCGACATACGAGCGCAAAATGACTTGCGGCGGTTAGCAGCTTTACTGCCTTTTTTCAACTTCGAAGGAGGTGTGGTAACAGGTGCTTGCAGGTGACCGCCAGACTTATGATTGTAGTGGTCACGGCCTTTTTGTGTCAGACCACCAGTTGAGCTTTTGTATCCCTTAGCATCGACAGCCGCTTCATCAATTGCAGCGCCTTCTTCCACGATTGGTTCAGCTTGCTCAGCAACTTCTTCTACGTCCTCTGCGACCTTATTGTAAATCTGAGATGCAACCTGAACCTTTGCAGCATCCAGAGCCGCATTGACCTTTTCCGACATAGCAGCAGAGAATGCAGCCTGTGCGTCGGCAGCCTTGCCAGTACGCAGTGCATCGATCATTGAGATGAGGTTTTGACTCATGGAAATAAGTAATAACTATTTATAGATTTATGCTTTCTGGGCATTAAGTCGAACGATCAAACGTCTCGTTGGCTGAAATGTCTTCCACGCCTGACTGTTTGTCTAGCTGAGGATTCTGCATCATTTGCTCAGCCTGAATCTCAGCATCCTCGTCCATCTGCTCTGCCATGTCCTCGATGTCCTCATCAGTCATATGCAGCACATGGCGGCGCACCCAGTTCTGTGAAAAGTATGTGCCGACATATGGCGTGATAGAATTGAGAATGTCGATGCGACCCGCCAGGATCTCAGATTCTTTCAGCTCTGTGAAGAAGTTATCAGCGCGGAAGTCAAAGCGAATGTTCTCCTTGAGTTCTGGCCAATCTTCCTCGGTGATGACGCCCTTCAGAATCAGCTGAACGCGCAGCAGTTCAAAGAATAGCGCTGAGAACTTCTTGCGCAGCTTGTCCACGAACTTCTGAAACTTGACCTCATCGCGAGTGATCTCTGATGATTTGCCCAGATTGAAACCGGTCTCAGGTTCCATGCGGTTGACAGGAACGTTCAGAGCGCGATACAGCTTCTTCTGAAAGAAGATAATGTCCTCGATCTGTGACAGGTTCTCACCGCCCGGAAGTGTGGTGATCTCGGTGCCGCGGCCACCCTCACGGCGTGGCAGCCAGAAATCTTCCAGCATGGACATATGCTTGCGATCATCGCGGATCTCACCAGTAGCAGCATCGTAAACCAGCTTATTGCGGTACTGGTTCATGATGTGGCGCATATACTCCTCGGCCTTGCCCTTCGGCAGATTGCCCACATCGATGTAGAAAATACGGCGCTCAGGAGCGCGTGACAGACGATAGATGACGAGAGCATCTTCCATCATTCTGAGCTGATTGACTGGCTTCAACGCTTTGTGCAGCGGAGAAAGTACGCGCTTGCGCGATGCGTCCAGAATGCCGGATGGGACGTAACAGACAGCATCCTTGTTGATCTTCAGACCAACATCTGACTTCTGCAGTCCGCCGTCCTGATAAAGATAATACTCATCCAGTGTCTTGATGATCTTAGCACCAGTGAGAGAATCGGTTTCTTCCTTGATCTCACGGACCTTGCGAATGCGCAGCGCATCGACTGCACGAAGCTCAAGAATACCCTCATCGCGGTTTTCCTCGTTGATGATGATATGAAAGTACAAGCGGCCATCAACGTACCATCTACGAAAGATGTCCTGGCCGTTGACATTGAAATTTAGAAGCTGGCAAATGCGGTCAAACTCTGCCTTGATTTCTTTCTTGATTGAGGTCTGAACCTCCAGATCATCTAGATTGATGTCGATTGGCTTCTCGTGCTCGTCATGGACAATCGACTCGTTCACGATATCCTCGATAGCCATGTCGCATTCTGGTTGCTCAGCTGAAATGCGGTACTTGCGGATCAGATCTACATCGGTCTTTGCTGCATCGCCCTCAAGGTCCAGATACTGACCGTAGTATCCGCCTGCTGCGATTGCTGTCGATCCGTCGTCTGATGTCGGCGGTACGAATGATGCGGGCTGCTCGGCCTCGTTCTTCTTTTTCAGCAGGTCTCTATCTTTCCCTGGTTGTTCTGTTCTAGCTAGAGTAAATCCGAAGAATTGGAGAGCCATTGTATAATAAGGTGGTTATTCAGTTAGATAAAAGGCGTGGGAGGAACACCAAATTCACTCCCACGCCATTATTTATTGAGAAAAAACCAAACTTAGTTGGTTGTGTTCGATTCCCAGTAGGTGACCTGGAATTCCACACCGAACTCTTCAATCGTGTTTTCTGAGTCATAGCTCAGATCGA